TCTTGATGAGCGCGCCGCTATACTTGTCCACCCACGCCTCGCCATCGTCGCTAATGGTGCCGCGTTCTTTACAAATGGTGTCAATGACGACAGACAGCGTATTCGCACCAGTGCCGCCTTGAATAAACGCAACGGCAATCGTCTCATAAAACGACGGGAGCAATTTCGCATTGGATTTGATACAGTATAACCAATTGGGGTCTTCGTCCATTATTTCGTTAGCCTTTCTGGTAAAACTGGTGATGAACTGGATAAGGTCGTATTGTCGCTTTACGAAATCCGTTTGTGCGATAATCCTGTCTTTCAATGGCTCCATTGGCGAAATCAATGCGTCGTCCACGCCGGCTTCATCGTCTCCAGACCCGGCGGTGGCGGCGGCCTGAAACCCAAGTTTGTATTTTCGGTCATTGTATTTATAGAATTCCTTATGCTGTATCTCGGTGATGCGCGCGATGTTTTTCAAGTCATATTCGAACTTTTTATTTACGAACTCCATAAAATTCTCTCGCGTCACTTGATACTTGACATCAAACTCAGCCTTCATTTTATCGAGGAACGCCTTCTTGATTGCGTCGGCGCCTTCTTTGCTTGTCACGCCGGTCATTGCGGTTGCGCCGCCGCCGACGGCGCCGATTTCGCCAGCTTGTGACATCATATTTCGGCTTGCTTCTACCGCCAAAGGAATACAGTCGCGGTCAACATTACAGAAATAGTTTCGGTCGCTGCTTGGAACGATGGCCGGAATACTTGTATCACGAACCCATTTGCCGTTGTCGCGTTTAAAATATAAGAACTGGGTTTCGGTAGTTCCGAGTTCGCCGGCACCCGCCGCACCTGGTTCGACGTATTCTTCTACTTCTACGACGGAGTAGTCTCCATCATTGACCGGCCGCATTCCCGGACCCACCATTATCGCTTCCGCCTCCTTCTTCGCTTCTTCATATGACATTTTCTTCTTCTTGATGAGTTCGTCTGCCAGAAACATCGTGAAATCGGCTGGACTCATACCTTCTTGTTGGTCGCGATACGATTCAATGAACGCATAATCCGTCGTGTCGTATTTCTTATCAAAGAATATAGGTTGTTCACTGTCATTGTCTTCTTGAACGGCCTCTTCATTTGGGTAATTCTTCGCAAGAACGAGGCCGAAACGTTTCGGGCCTGCGTCTGTGCCTGCGGCTCCGCCTCCGCCTCCGGCTGCTCCGGCTGCTCCGGCTACGCCTTCGCTTGCGCTTGCGCCTGCGCCCCCACGCATCGCCCCCGCTTCACGAAGCTGCTGGCTTTGTTCCCCCAGAACGAGATTGAAATCAAAGGGTGTGATGAGTTCGGTGGTTGTTATCGCGACAGCGTCCATATATAACTTCGCATAATCCACGGCGAGCATTCGCGAGAGAAGCTCGGATGATGAGAGAAGTTGGTCATTATAGTCGGTTTGTTCGGCCAGTCCAGCAGCATACGCGCGACCTCTCGCTTGTTGACGTTGACGGTCGTCAAATGGTGCGCCGGCGGACGCGGACCGAACCTGGATATCCTGAAACCCATATGCCTTGAATACATCCGCATCCATCATCCGGCCACTCACAATCAGTTTGTATAGCATTGACACACCCATATAACGCACATTGTAATGAAACGCACGCAACCTGCCAAACTTCCGAAAATTCGTCGCATAATTTCGTTTGTATTCAAGGACGCGCTCATACAAAAATGCCACGATTTCGTCGTATTGCTTTACATTTAAGTCTTCTTGATACACTAAAAACGGTTCAATAAATGCGAGGACATCCTGGAGAGTAAGGCGTCCGTGAATATACTGGCGCATCATTTCAAAAATCGTCCGGGTTTTCGGTAATATCACTTCTAAGAACTTGCGGTATTTATCTGCGGGGGTGGCGGTGGCGGCGGCGGCGGCGGAGGCAGCGACGGCTTCTGGCTCGAGCACGAATTGCTTGATTTCACGAAGAAGGCCGTGTGCGTTCAAATCCAACGGTGTATTCAAGTCCGTCACGTCGTGTGTTGTCACCGACATCATTTGGCGCATCATTTCCCAATAATGGACCTGTTTGAGATTCAGGTCGGATTTATCAAGAATCGTAATACTGGGAAGTGAGATACGCGAATACTGCATAACTGGTTGTGGAAATGTCATAAACCCGGTGATATTCATACGGTCATTTGGGGTGAGGTTCGTAAACTCGGTGGTGCGTTTCAAGACGGCGGCACCAGCGGCGGCACCAGCGCCAGCAGAAGGCCGTACCTTCATAAGACCCAAATTGTATTTTTGGATGACGAACCGCCGGCGTTTCACTTCCTCTCCACTGACGACGGAGGAATAAAAATCGTCCAAATTGTCAATGACGGCAGTGATATTTTCATTGACTTGACGCGTGCTGATAAGGTCGTGAGAATACCGTGGCTCCGTGCTGGGTGTAAAATGACGCGCCGAGAGAGTTGACATATATTGCGCGTATGTGAGTGAACCGTCATACCATTGTCGCTGAAGTTCATTTTCTGTCTCTCGCTCTTCTTGAATCAAACGGGGTGCGATGTCCATTTCGGCCGCGATTCTCTCATCGATAGGGATATCGTAGATGACTTTCCTTGTTTTTACAATCGGGAGAATCCAACGAAGCGCGTGGTCCATCCGCATTAGCGATTCTACAAGTGGACGGTAAAGAGCACTCTTGGGTGGCGGGATGGCGGGGTTACCATTCCCGTCAAATCGAGAGAAATAGTGGCGGAGTTCACGGAATCGAACGACCATCCGCTGGATATTGGTGAGGACACTACGGGATTTCTCGGGTGCGGGAATGTTGGTGATTAATGTATCCAGGAGGTCATCGCACTGCTTTTCTAAATTAAAACGCCGGTTTTCTTCTGGAATATCTACGGTTTGGACAAGGACGTCTAATTCTTCACCGATTTGAATTTGGTCAGCGTCGAGGAGGATGGTTCGCAATTTCTCTCGAAGGGCGCCTGGCGCAGCAGCAGTGGCGGTGGCAGCAGCACCAAGGACCGTATGCTCTGATTCACCCACCGGTTGTTCTGTCGCGTCTTCGCCGCCTGCCGCTGTTCTCGCAAGTTGACGTTCGTGTCGGCGTTGTTCGAGAGGCGACATTTTCAATGATTCGGGCGGCGTAACTGCGTCCATTCCCATCGTCAAGAACCCACCCTCGGGTTCGGCCCCGGCTTCAGCAGCGCCTTCTGGGCCTACCACCGCTTCAGTCGTACGTCCAAACGATGAAGGCGGAGCACGAATCTTAATCTCTTCAATCGGAAGATTCTCTGGAATTCCCATATACGCGAAATTAATGTAAATCATCTCGTCTTCAGGATAGGTGCGAATTTCAATCATATCTTCTTCCAGATTTGTAATCATACCCGTAATGATGGCGGGAATATCACCGCCGAAACGAATATCTACCCACGTAGATACGACTAAATTGTTTTGCCTGGCGTATCCTCGTTGTTCTGGACGGCTCATCAGTTGAATGGATGTAATGCTTTCGTCTGAGAGATTTCCCGTTGCGTCTATTTTCAACATCGTCACGGCGAGAGAATCAATATCAACGAGTTTCATTTTACGTGGCGAGAGATAGTCCACGAGGAACACACGATTGTGGATTTCTTGATTGGTGGGTGCGATAATTTGTATAAAATCGCCGAGTTTGATGGCGAGTTCTTCGGAGGATGACGACATCAAACTCGGCGACTGTGTCGGGGACGCCGGTAGAGGGGGCGGAGGAGACGGTTCGGAGGCCCGCCCTGGGTTTGATTCTAATTCGGGGTCGTCTTCCATTTACTATATGTATCTACTATTTTATGTTTCTAGTATTTATGTAGGTTCTCCTGTCGCAATCAAACCGATATAAAGATTACTTCTATGATAATATACAAGATATAGTATTATCATAATATGTATTCCATTTCTTCTACTGAATTTTCTGAATTACCCGTATTTGTTGAAAAAATTCGCGCGCTACGTGGCGTCGATGTGCCGGATGCTACGGTCAGTGATGTCGCTGATGTCAAACCCGATAGCGGAGCACACGAACTTCGGGCTTGGTGTGCCGAGCGTGGATTTATTCTTCACTTTTCTAAAACTCCGTCATCCGGGACATTTTACACCTTGAAATATGACCGTGCTAAACTTACTGAGGCGCAATATTCATCCGTAGGACGTTTTCGCTCAGTCGTGTTTGATAGTGATGGTCGCGTGTGTTGCGTGGGACCTGCGAAGATGCTGAAAATCAGTGAGGATATACAAGGACAACCCGTGAATTCTGTTGCGGGACATCTTACTGCGGAAGAGATGGTAGAGGGAGTTATGGTGAACTTGTTTTGGCGTGCGAGTGCGGGCAAATGGCTGATTGCCACGAAGAGTTGTGTTAGTGAAGTATCGTTTGACCACGTGATTGAAGCGCAGGCTGAAGCGCAGGCTGACGCGCCGGTCGATGCCACATCGTCTTCCTCTGGAGGAGAAAATGCTACTGCGGCGACATTTCAAAAGTTGACCGTCCAAGAAGTGCTTCGTCGTCGTATTTGCGAAGTCTTGAGTCTTTTGCCAGGTGGGTTAGACACGATTCCCAAAGAATACTGCTATTCATTGGTTATTCAACATCCGAAGAATCAAATCGTCAATGTCATCACGGTTCCGCGTTTGTATGTTGTCGCGGTCTTTCAATTGTCGGAGACATCCGCGGATGCGGCGGCGGCGGCGGCGGCGACGGCGGTGGTCGGAGTTAACGCACTGCGCATCAATCGCGATATCTTTTCTGCGAACTTCGGCGGAAGTGTTTCGCGAATGCCTGTTGGCTTATCGTGTGTGGCCGAAAATGACGAGGTGACTTCGACATTTACTCCTCATACCGTGCGTGATTATTGCCGTATGTATGCTTCAGCGGAGACCCAAAGCGTTTCATTGCCTGGCGTGGTATTTGTGGATGCTGACACCGGTTTTTGCTACAAGGCGCGTAATCCCAAGTATGAAAACGTCAAGAAACGCAAGGGAATGGAGCAGAAATTAATGGCGCAGTATTTTCAGATGCGAAAGGACCACGGAGTCGACGTGTATTTGAAGGACCACCCACAACACGCACGAGTATTTCGGCAGTTCCGAGACCGACTTCACGACTATACGCAGCGTTTGTATGAATCGTATATCGCGCATTACGTCAATAAAGACGCAAAGCCATTGAAAGAATACGACCGTGAGTTAAAGACGCATATGTATAAACTTCATTATGATATCTATTTGGCGACGATGAAAGAGAAGGGGGTGTTTGTTACTAAACATACTGTAATTAATTATGTGAACAATTTGGCAGTGGCACAACAATTGGCGTGCTTGAATGCTGCGGCGGCAGCGGTATCGGCGGTGTCGGCGGCGGGTATAAGCACCGACCACAGCGACAAGCCACGTGCTTTTCATCCATCCAGAAGCAGTGCTGGTGCTGGTGCTGGTGCTGGTGCTGGTGCTGGTGCTGGCAGTAAGACGATTACTCGTGCGAGAATAGGTGACAGCAATGTAAATAACACCGGATTTCGTAGCGCAAAACCTTCACGCGGTGGTAGAATGGTCCCTTCTTTGACTGTTCAAATCCCTGATACGTCGGCTTCATCTTCGGGTGGTGGAAATAGTGATATGTTCGCGAGCCAAGTGAAAGGGGCAAAGACTACTGGAAGCGTGAAAGTTCAAAATCAGTTTGCTGGGTTGGAGGATGCGTAAATTCGATTCGCATGTAAATTCGATTCGCATGTAAATTCGCTTCGCGCGTTTCGCTTCGCTCCACTTGCTCCGCTCATTTACGTCATCCATCCATCCATCCATCCATCCATCCATCCATCCATCCATCCATCCATCCATCCATCCATCCATCCATCCATCCATCCATCCATCCATCCATCCATCCA